AGACAAAGGTGGGGATAACTTCAAGAAATTATACAATGATTCAGACGTTACTAAACGAAACGCCAATGGACAGACTCGCACGGGATTATATTCTCTGTTCGTGCCTATGGAATGGAACTACGAGGGATACATTGATTCTTATGGAATACCTGTATTCGACACACCAGAAAAACCAGTTGAAGCGCCCGACGGATCAAAAATAGAAATAGGAGTACTTGATTATTGGCAAAATGAAGTTGATGGTTTAAAACATGATGCAGACGCTTTAAATGAATTTTATCGTCAATTCCCAAGAACGACACAACACGCTTTTAGAGATGAGACTAAGCAATCATTGTTTAACCTCACTAAAATATACGAGCAAATAGATCACAATGAAGACATTAATACTAAATCTATGGTTACCACTGGTAGTTTTCAGTGGGAAAATGGAAAGCAGGATACTAAGGTTTTATTTGTTCCTCATAAAGACGGTAGGTTTATAATAAGTTGGGTTCCGCCTTTTTACATGCAAAACAAAGTTTTGGTTAAAAATGGAACTAAGTATCCTGGTAATGAGCATTGTGGCGCATTTGGATGTGACCCTTATGATATATCAGGTACTGTAGACGGCAGAGGATCTAATGGATCACTACACGGTCTTACTAAGTTTTCAATGGAAGACGTGCCACCTAGTCATTTCTTTTTAGAATATATAGCTAGACCACAGACTGCTGAAACATTTTTTGAAGACGTACTTATGGCTTGCGTATTTTACGGCATGCCAATACTAGCAGAAAACAATAAGCCTAGGTTATTATATCATTTCAAAAGAAGAGGTTACCGTGGCTTTGCAATGAACAGACCAGACAAAGTTTGGAATAAGTTATCTGTGACAGAAAGAGAAATAGGTGGTATACCTAACTCAAGTGAAGATATAAAGCAGGCGCACGCCGCGGCAATAGAGTCATATATAGAGACTCACGTTGGCTTTAAAGAAATTGAATATGGAGACATGTATTTCCAGCGAACACTAGAAGATTGGGCTAAATTCAATATAAATAATAGAACAAAGCATGATGCTTCAATTAGCTCCGGACTAGCTATTATGGCTTGTAACAAACATCTTTACAGACCATCAGCCCCAATTGAGATAAAAACTTACGACTTAGGAATTAAAAGATACGACAACAGCGGTGCTTTGTCTAAAATAATTAAATAAATGAAGGTATACACTAACACAAACAGTTCTTTTCCTAGCCAAGTAGTTAGCGACGCGGAAAAAGCTAGTTATGACTACGGTCTACAAGTATCTAGAGCTATTGAACAAGAGTGGTTTGACCAAGGTAGAACCACCGGCAATAGATATCAAACTAACTGGAATAGTTTTCACCAGTTAAGACTATATGCAAGGGGTGAACAATCTGTAGCCAAATATAAAGATGAATTATCTATCAATGGTGATTTATCTTATTTAAATTTAGATTGGAAACCTGTCCCTGTTATTTCTAAGTTTGTTGATATTGTGGCTAATGGTATATCTCAAAAGACGTACGACATTAAAGCATTTGCTCAAGATCCTGAGTCTCTTAAAAAAAGAACAGACTATGCTAGTGGTTTAATAAGTGACATGTACAGCCAGGACATTATAAAAACAATGCAAGAAGTTACTGGTCAAAATATATCTGAAACAAATGTACCGCCAAACGAACTGCCTGACAGTATAGAAGAAGTTGAAATGCACATGCAGCTCTCTTACAAACAATCTGTTGAGATTGCTGAAGAAGAGGCTATAAATAATGTTTTAGCATCTAATAAATATGATGAAACTAGAAATAGATTAAACTATGATTTAACAGTTTTAGGTATTGCTGCGGTTAAAACAAGTTTTAATATTTCGAACGGCATCAAGATTGACTATGTTGACCCAGCCTACATGGTTTATTCATATACTGAAGACCCAAACTTTGAAGATATTTACTACGTTGGTGAAATAAAAGCTGTAACTATTCCAGAGTTAAAAAAAGAATTTCCAAACCTATCTGAAGAAGAGTTGTATAAAATACAACAAATGCCTGGCAACAAGCAGTATATAACTGGTTGGGGTAATTATGACGAAAACACTGTTCAGGTTCTGTATTTTGAATACAAAACTTACATGAACCAAGTGTTTAAGATTAAAAAAACAGAAACTGGTTTAGAAAAAGCTTTAGAAAAAACTGATGATTTTAACCCTCCGCCAAACGATAATTTTGATAGAGTCTATAGAACGATAGAAGTTTTATACTCTGGCGCTAAAATATTGGGCACAAATACAATGCTTAAGTGGGAGTTGGCTGAAAATATGACAAGACCTTTTGCTGACACTACAAAAGTAGTAATGAACTACAATATATGTGCTCCTAGAATGTATAAAGGTCGCATTGATTCTTTGGTTAACAAAATCACAGGCTTTGCCGACATGATTCAATTGACGCATTTAAAACTACAACAAGTAATGTCTAGAATTATACCTGACGGTGTATTTTTAGATATGGACGGTTTAGCGGAGGTTGATCTTGGTAATGGCACAAACTATAATCCAGCCGAGGCACTTAACATGTACTTCCAAACTGGTAGCATTGTTGGTAGATCTTTAACTCAAGACGGAGACGTAAACAGAGGTAGAGTACCTGTTCAAGAGTTAACATCGTCATCTGGGCAAGGAAAAATACAGTCGCTAATACAAACTTACCAGTACTACCTACAAATGATTAGAGATGTGACTGGTTTAAACGAAGCTAGAGATGGTAGTAACCCAGACAAAGACTCTCTGCTAGGGCTGCAAAAGATGGCCGCTAACGCGTCAAATGTAGCAACAAGACATATCAATCAAGCTAGCGATTATTTAACTCTTAGAACCTGCGAAAATATTTCTTTAAAAATAAACGACGTGTTAGATTTTCCTTTAACTAGAAATTCTTTAATGGAAAGTATTTCAAGTTTTAACGTTCACGTGTTAAAAGAAATTGAATCTTTGAACCTGCACGACTTTGGTATTTATTTAGAGCTAGAACCTGATGACGAGCAAAAAGGTCAATTAGAACAAAACATACAAGTAGCTCTTCAGACTGGAGGGATTGACTTAGATGACGCTATTGACATTCGTCAGATTAAAAACTTAAAGCTAGCTAATGAGCTTTTAAAATTAAGAAAGAAGAAGAAGCAAGAAGCGGCTCAGCAAGCTCAAATGGCTAACATCCAGGCTCAAGCTCAGGCTAACGCGGAGGCTTCTGAAAGATCAGCCATGGCGGAGGTTCAAAAGCAGCAGGCTCTTACTCAGGAAAAAGTTAGTATTGAACAAGCTAAGTCTCAGTTTGAAATTCAAAGAATGCAAACAGAAGCTCAAATTAAAAAACAACTAATGGCTGAAGAGTTTAACTATCAGATGCAGTTGGCGCAAATTAGAGCAAACGTAGAAAAGACCAAAGAGCAAGACATAGAAGATCGCAAAGATAAAAGAGTAAAAATACAAGGCACGCAACAAAGTGAGCTTATAGATCAAAGAAAAAACGATACGTTACCCAAAAACTTTGAGTCAGCTGGTAATGATAGTTTAGGAGGTTTTAGTTTAGAGCAGTTTTCTCCTAAATAAACAATTAACTAATTTTATATTATTATATCATGTCAAAACAAGAAAAACAAGAAGGTGATTTCAAATTGAAAAAACCTAAAGCAAAACAATTAGGTAAAGCTAATGAGGTTATCAAAGTAGATTTGAAAAAACCTGAGCCAGAAGCACCTATCAAAGTAGACTTGGCAATTCCAAAACAAGAAGTTGTTGAAGAAAAAGTAGAGGACAAACAAGAAGAAAGTGTGTATAGCACTGAAGAGCAACCTGTTATTCAAGAAATAACCGAACAAGAAGTTGCGCAAGAAGTCTCTGAAGTCACTCAAGAACTACAACAAGCAGTAATAGAAACAAAAGAAACAGGCAAGGCTTTACCTGAAAACATTGAAAAATTAGTTTCTTTTATGGAAGAAACCGGTGGAACAGTAGAAGACTACGTAAGACTTAATGCTGATTACTCTCAATTAGATAACAATACGCTTTTGAGAGAGTATTATAAAAAAAGTAAACCGTATTTAGATAGTAGTGAAATTAATCTATTAATAGAAGATAATTTCCAATACGACGAAGATTTAGATGATGAGCGAGACATCAGAAGAAAAAAACTCGCATTTAAAGAAGAGGTGGCAAAAGCCCAGGGTTTTTTAGAGCAAACAAAGAGTAAGTACTACGACGAAATCAAGTTGAGACCCGGCGTAACTCAAGAGCAAAAAAAAGCAACGGACTTTTTCAACCGATACAATGAAGAGCAAAATACAAGAGCTCAACAACATGAGGCCTTTAAAAACCAAACTAAACAATTACTTAACAACGACTTCAAAGGTTTTGATTTCAACTTAGGTGAAAAGAAGTTTAGATACGGTGTTCAAAACGCTTCTCAAGTTGGTGAAACTCAGTCGGACATTAGCAACGTGGTCGGGAAGTTCCTAGACGATAAAGGTAATGTTAAAGATCCAGCTGGATATCACAAAGCCATGTATGCCGCAATGAATGCAGATAAAATTGCAAGTCATTTTTATGAACAAGGGAAAGCTGATGCAATTAAAGAAGTTGTGTCAACATCGAAAAACCCAAGCACCAATGAGCCAAGAAAAGCCACTGGTGATGTTTTTATCAATGGTCTTAAGGTTAGATCTATAAGCGGCGCCGACTCTTCACAACTAAAAATTAAAACAAGAAAATTTAACTAATTAAAAATTAAAAATTATGGCTAATGTAAGTCCTGCGTTTGGAGATATTATCCCATCGCAAAAACAACAACTGCTTGCCAGCAACTTTCTATCGTTTAACGGTGGAGCTGCAGATGGTGACAGTGATACTTTTGCTCAGCAATATTTGCCTGAGGTTTACGAACAAGAAGTAGAACGCTACGGTAACCGTACGCTTTCTGGATTCTTGCGCATGGTTGGCGCTGAGATGCCAATGTCATCTGATCAAGTTATTTGGTCTGAACAAAACCGTTTACACATTGCTTATACCGACGTTACGTCAAACGCAGCTGGAACTACACTTACTATTAATATTGCCACGCCTGGTGTTGTTAATGTTGTTTCTGTTAATGACACTATTGTTGTTATGGATCCAGCTACTGGTGCAGAATTGAAATGTCTTGTAACTGCTACTGGCGCTCAAGCAGCCGTGCCTACAGGTTTATTAACTGTTGCCCCTTATACACAGGCTGACTTAGTTGGCGGTGGAGTTGGTGAAGTTGCTTTGGCGAATCTAACAAATTTGAAAATTTTTGTTTACGGTTCTGAATATGCTAAAGGAACTGGCGCTGGTGGTGTTAATGGTTACGACCCAGTATCTGTAACTCCTCAGTTTACTCAGTACTCAAATACTCCAGTTATTATTCGTGATCGTTTTCAGATCAATGCTTCTGACATGGCTCAAATTGGTTGGGTTGAAGTAGCTACTGAAGACGGAACCTCTGGATATCTTTGGTATTTGAAAGCTGAATCTGAAACTCGTTTACGTTTTGAAGACTATTTAGAAATGGCTGTTGTAGAAGGTGAGAAAATCTCTGCAACTTCAGGTATTACTGATCCAAACATCAAAGGTACTCAAGGTTTATTTGCCGCTATTCAAGACCGTGGAAATGTTCTTAATAACTTTAGCGCTGCTGGTGGACTTGATGAATTTGACAGCATTTTGAAAAACCTAGACACACAAGGAGCTATTGAAGAAAACATGCTTTTCTTAAATCGTTCTACTGCTCTAGATTTTGATGATATGCTAGCTAGTCTTTCGACTGGAGGATCTGGTGGTACTGCTTATGGATTGTTTGAAAACTCTGCTGAAATGGCGTTGAACCTTGGGTTCAGTGGTTTCCGTCGTGGTTCTTACGATTTCTATAAGACTGACTGGAAATACTTAAACGATGCTTCTACCCGTGGTGGTATGGCTGTTTCTGGTATTGATGGTGTTCTTATCCCTGCTGGTACTTCAACAGTATATGATCAAATCCTTGGAACCAATATCCGTCGTCCATTCTTACATACTCGTTACAGAGCTTCACAAAGCGAAGATCGTCGTATGAAAACTTGGTTGACTGGTTCTGCTGGAGGTGCTTATACTTCTGATTTAGATGCAATGCAAGTACACTTCTTGTCTGAAAGATGTTTAGTGGTACAAGCGGCTAACAATTTCGTATTGTTTACTGCTTCTGCATAATTACTTTAGTAATGTTGCCCCTGTCTTATTGATGGGGGCAATTATTACTTTTATTTAACTATTTAATTTTATCATATTATGGCAACAAAAAAAACAACTACTAAACCCGAGGAGGTTGTAGTAGAAACAATTGTGGAAACTATAAAGGTTACACCAAAAGTAAAACAAGAACCAGTTAATACCTGGGAAATCAAGGATAGGACGTATATTTTAAAAGGCAATAAAGAACCTATAACATATACAATACAATCACGTCACACTAAAAAATATAGTTTATTATATTTTGACGAAAAAACAGCAGAGCAAAGAGAGTTAAGATATGCGACAAACCAGTCCTCACCATTTGTTGATGAGCAAAAAGGAGAATCTACACTTGGTCACATTATGTTTACTGAAGGCGTTTTAACGGTTCCTAAAAACCAACAAAGCCTACAGAAACTTCTTTCTCTATACCACCCTGCTTTAAATAAAAAATATTACGAGTTCAATGCTATAGAAATCGCAACAGATGAACTTGACGATTTAGAAGTTCAACTAGACGCTATGATGGTTGCTAAGTCAATGGATATTGATACTGCTGAAGCTATTCTACGTGTTCAACTTGGTTCTAAAGTTTCTAACATGAGTTCTAAGGAGCTAAGAAGAGACCTACTATTGTTTGCTAGAAGCTACCCAGAAATGTTTATTGAATTAGCAAATGATGATAATGTACAATTGCGCAACGTAGCTATTAAAGCTAACGAAATGGGAATTATTAAATTATCTCAAGATCAACGATCTTTTAGTTGGGGTTCTAATGGTAGAAAACTAATGAACATACCTTTTGATGAAAACCCATATTCAGCTATGGCTGCTTGGTTTAAGACTGACGAAGGAGTTGAAGTCTATAGAAGTATAGAGAAAAACTTAAAATAACATGTAATACTAATATAGGGATAGCCGCGTAATGCGGCTTCCTTGTATTATAATAAAAAAACAAGATGGCGTTAAACGTAGATACAGTTTATAAGACAGTATTGCTAATAATGAACAAAGAGCAGAGAGGTTATATTACCCCTGACGAGTTTAATAAAATAGCAACACAGGTTCAGTTACAAATCTTTGAAAATTATTTCGAAGATTATACACAACAATTACGTACGCCTCAAAACACGAGCGAATACTCGGAAAGACTTAAAGAGTTAGATAACAAAATATCTATATTCAAAACAACTGGTTCAGTAACTTATGTTCCGGCAACTGACGCATCAGTTGGTTATTTTATTGGCCCTACATTTACAAGTAGCGTAATGCCAGTAAACCAATCTCCACAGACACAAGTTTATAAGCTTGGCACTGTTATATACAAAGATGAGATTGAATTACAAAGAATTCAAAGAAATGATTTCTTAGAAATCAACAAGTCTCCTCTCACGAGGCCAACAACGTCGTTCCCAATTTACTTATGGG